AGTGGGGACAGAATATGATGAAATTTACCGGAGTTAAACTTCCTGGCGGAGTAGAGTTAAATGGAAGGCAAATGTACGATGATGCACAAAAAGAAATTGATGTTTTGATGGAAAAAATGTCAAATACTTATGAACTTCCCCCATTAGATATGATTGGTTAATTATGTTAAATCCATTTTTTCTTCAAGGATCCAAATCAGAACAGAGTCTGATACAAGATTTAATAAATGAGCAACTTAGGATGTATGGGGTTGAAGTATATTATTTACCTCGATATTTTATAACAACTAAAAAAGTAATAAGAGAACTTATTGAATCAGAATTTAAAAGTGCTTATCCAATAGAAGCTTACTTAGATAATTTTGAAGGATATGGAGATAATACAACAATATTATCTAAATTTGGAATACAAGCACTTAATGAAATAAATTTAATAATTTCTAGAGAAAGATTTGAAACTTATATTTCTCCACTTATAAAAAATCAATCAAATATTAAACTTTCATCAAGACCAAAAGAAGGAGATTTAATTTATTTTCCGCTTGGAGATAGATTATTTGAAATAAAATATGTAGAACACGAAAAACCTTTTTATCAACTTCAAGGACTTTACACTTATCAATTAAAATGCGAACTATTCCGTTATGAAGATGAATTAATTGATACTGGTATAGAAGAAATTGACGATAATATCAGTGGCAGTATTGGGGGGGATACTATTCCTATTGGTCCAATACAAAAACTACAGATGATTGGATTTGGTATAACGGCGTCTGCAATTACAGGAATTGTAAATGGTGGTATTAGATTAATAAATGTAACAAATAGAGGAGGAGGTTATACAAGCATTCCATCTGTAGGAATTTCATCTGCACCGTTGAATGGACAAACTGCTTCAGCAATTGCTAAAATGATAAGTGGAATAGTGGTATGTAATGATAATACTAATCCATCAGCACAATCTGTTCAAAGCGTCGAAATTATAAATCCTGGTTATGGATATACTATGACTCCCGGAGTCAGATTTATTGGAGGAGGAGGCAGTGGTGCATCCGCAAATGCGATATTAGGTGATGGTATAGTTGGAATTATTACTGTTACTAACTCTGGTTCTGGTTATGTAAATCCCCCATCAATAACATTTATTGGAAATTCTACAATCTCTGCAGCAGCGACTGCAGTGGTTTCTGCTGCAGGTTCAATTACTTCAATTAGAATTACAAATGCAGGTCTTGGATATACTGAATCACCTTTAATGACTATTGGTGACCCCTCACTTACTTCAAGCGGAAGTTTTATATTTAATGAGGTTGTATCTGGAACTCAAAGTGGAGTAACTGCTAGGGTTAGGTCTTGGAATTCTATTACAAATATATTGGAAGTTTCTAATATAAATGGTCAATTTATACCAGGAGAAAACATAGTAGGTTCGGCATCAAGTGCATCTCATTATTTAAGAAAGGTAGAAACTACTTCTGCTAATGATGGATTTACCAATAATGATGAAATCGAAGAAGAAGCAGATAAAATAATAGATTTTAGTGAGAGAAATCCTTTCGGAATGCCATAAATAGTAAATAATTAAATAATATTAAAGGAAATATAGGTATGTTTGAATATTTTTATCACGAAGTTTTAAGAAGTACAGTTGTTGCATTTGGTTCTTTATTCAATGATATTAGTATTAAGCATACCGACAATAACAAAAATGTAAAAAGTGTTATTAAGGTTCCCCTTGCATATGGACCAACTCAAAAATTTCTTGCAAGATTAGAACAATCTCCAGATTTAAATAAACCCATTCAGATTACACTCCCAAGAATGTCTTTCGAATTTACGGGATTGACGTATGATTCGACAAGAAAGGCAACTACAACCCAAACATTTACCTTAAAATCTTCTTCAAACGGGACAGAAACAAAAAAGGCATATTTACCAGTTCCGTATAATATGCAATTTGAGCTCAGTATTATGTCTAAATTGAATGATGATGCTTTACAAATTATAGAGCAAATTTTACCATATTTTCAACCAGCATATACTATGACAGTGGAATTGGTAAATGAAATTAATGAGAAGAGGGATATTCCGATAGTCTTGGAAAGTATCACAATGCAAGATGATTATGAAGGAAACTTTTTAACAAGAAGAGTATTATTATATACATTAAGATTTACTGCGAAAACTTATCTTTTTGGTCCAGTTTCTTCCGCGACAAAGGATATTATCAAAAAAACTACAATTGGTTATATTGCTGGAGATACTACAAATTCTCCAATACGAGAGGTTGTTTATTCTGCTCAACCAAGAGCAATCAAAAATTATACTGGAAATATTTTAACAACCTTGACCAAAGATATAGATACGGAATCTACATTAATTCACATTAGTGATTCTTCATCAATAATTTCTAATACTTATCTTGATATTGAAGGGGAAGAAGTATTTGTAAAACTTGTTTCTGGAAATACCATTACAGTAGAAAGAGGTAAAGATGGAACACCAATTACTTCTCATTTAATTGGAGCAGAAGTAAAATCTATAACAACTGCCGACAGTTTGTTAATAGAAGATGGTGATGATTTTGGTTTTAGTGGTTCAAATTCATAACTTTATAAAAAATGACAAAAAAATTTGATAAGTTAAATCAGTCTTTTAATACAAGTGCTGAAATTATATCTAAAAAAATAGATACTAATATAGAAAATATAGAGACACCTACTTCTAGTATTTCAGATGATATTAAAAAAGATTATGAATATACTAGAGGAAATTTATATTCACTAATAGAAAAAGGACAAGAAGCTATTAATGGTATTCTTGAGTTGGCTCAGGAAAGTGAAATGCCTAGAGCATATGAAGTTGCCGGACAACTTATTAAAAGTGTTGCAGATGCTACGGATAAATTAATGGAACTTCAAAAAAAATTAAAAGACGTAGAAGAAAATAAGATAAAAGGACCAACAACAGTCAATAATGCATTATTTGTTGGATCTACCTCAGAACTAGCAAAATTTTTAAAGCAACAATCCCAAGAAAGTGTGGAATAATAAATATAAAAAGGTACTTAATATAGTTCAATGCCTAAGTTGAAATCTCATAAAACAGTTGAGCAAATTGCAAAAAAACATCGTCTTGATGTTTCCTTTATACAAAAGCAACTTGATATGGGAGAACCTATTGAGCACGAACACACTAAAGATCATAAATTAGCACGAGATATTGCTCTTCAGCACCTCGATGAAATTCCAGATTATTATACTCGCTTGAAAAAAATGGAAGCATCTGCCAAAAAAGAACATAAAAAGTTTAGAGATGTGAAAGAAGCAACTGATGGAATTAAAGCAAAGGATTATAAAGGCAGGTTAGATAAGTGGTTTGATGATGGTGGTTGGGTTCAAACTGGCGGAAAGTATGATGGTAAGCCATGTGCAAAACAACCAGGACAAACAACTAAACCATACTGCAGAGATCCAGATGATCGTTCTGCATTAAGTAAAGATGAAAGAAATAAAAGAGCTGCTAAAAAACGTAGAGAAGATCCAAATCCAGATAGATCAGGAGCTGCAAAAATTGTGACACAAGAGGAATACATTCAAGAAAAAAAAGGTGAAAAAGATGCTTGTTATCATAAAGTAAAAAGTAGATACAAAATTTGGCTAAGTGCATATGCTTCTGGAGCACTAGTAAAGTGTCGTAAAGTTGGTGCAGACAGTTGGGGAACAAAATCAGAAGAGATTTCAATTGATGAAGGACAAAAATGTTGGCCTGGTTACGAAAAGAAAGGTACTAAAAAGATGTTTGGTAAGACATATAATAATTGTGTAAAAGCAAATGAAGAAGCAGAAATGGTTAGATATTGCCCAAAATGTAAAAAAGATGAAACTCCTAGTGAATGTAGATATGGCGCAAAATATTGGGAAATGTTTTCAATTCCTTCACAATTAACAACTAATCAATTAAAATATAATATTGCAACAGTTCATCCAGGTAACATGCCAGAGTCAAAAGATCATGAATACTCAATGGCACGTTCTGAACTTTCTACGATCATTAGTGCAGCAAAAAGATTAAGAAATAAAATGAAAAAGGGTGAGGGAAATATAGAAGCATGGGTTCAATCAAAGATTACTAAAGCAGCAGACTATATTGATTCCGCAGCAGATTATATTGATAGTGGAGAGATGAAGGAACAAGTTAAACCTGCAGACTATGAATCTTTTTCAAGAAGAGTTAATTCTGCAATGGCAACTAAAAACCCACAACTTAAAATTAAAGTTTTAAAATCTGCTTCAAAATTATATCCAAAATCTAAAGATCTTCCCTTAGCAGATTCTTATGAATATTCAAACTGGAGAGCAGATTTTGGTTTATCTGAAGATTGGCAGAAAGTCAACCGTCAAGACAAAACTGATGGATTAAGTCAAAAAGCAGTTAATGCTTATCGGCGTGAGAATCCTGGTTCAAAATTACAAACTGCAGTAACTGAAAAGAAACCAAAAGGTAAAAGAGCAAAACGTCGTGCTTCATTCTGTCGTCGTATGTCCGGAATGAAATCAAAACTGACTTCCACAAAAACTGCAAGAGATCCAGATTCAAGAATTAACAAAGCACTTCGTCGTTGGAACTGTAACTAAAATGAAATCCTTTCAACAGTTTATTTCCGAAAGCATCAA